ACTCTGAAAGCGCTAGTCCGTGAGCGTATTGAGGCAGGTAAAGAAATGCCAACGGAAATCTTTGGGGTATTCTCAGAGAATAAAACAACAATAAAAAGGAACAAGTAACATGAACCAAGTAACAATAAAAAAAGAAGGAGCACTAGCTACAAATTTATTTGAAGCTGATGCAAATGAAGGCACTCAGAATATATCGCAACAAGATCTTGCGTTGCCTTTCTTAAAAATTCTGGGTCAACTATCACCAGAAGTTAATAAACGTGATGGTAAATATGTCGAGGGCGCAGAACCTGGCAAAATAATTAACACTGTTACAAATAAATTGTATGATGAAATAGAAGTCATACCTGTTTTTTATAAAAGACAGTACGTAGAGTGGGCTGATAGAGGCACAAGCACAGGTGCTCCTGTTGCTATTCACAGTGCTGATAGCGATATTATTAGTCAAACCACTAGAGGTAAAGACTATAAAGATAGATTAGCAAATGGTAACTATCTTGAAAATACAGCTAATCATTACGTAATTTATCTAAATGATACACCACAACAAGCTATGGTATCTATGAAATCTACTCAATTAAAAGTAAGTAGAAAATGGAATTCCATGATGATGGGTATAAAAATGCAGGGTAAAAATGGATTATTTACTCCGCCTACATACAGCCACATTTATAAATTAAAGAGCGTTCAGATGTCTAATGACAAAGGAACGTGGTTTGGTTGGGATGTTGAAAAAGTTGGTCCTGTTGGAGATAAAAATATTTACGACATGGCAAAATCTTTTGCAACAAATGTAGGTAAGGGTGAGGTAATTGAGAAGCACAGCACAGAAGAGTCTGTCTCAACATCTTCTAACTACTAGAATCCTAGGTAGTGGGCGTCTAAGCGAGAGTGGATACGCCCACTTTTATTTTGTATGATAGAAAGATTTAAAAATATATTTGAAGGATTAGATCGCGCACATGGTGTCACTATTGTTGGCGAGTCTAATGGTAATGGACAAAAAGTAAAAGGTAAATCATTTGTAAAAAGAGAACCTGTTACAGATGAGTTATGGCAAAATCATTTAAATGGTACAGAGAATTTAGGAATAATACCAATTAACGATGACAACGAATGTAAATGGGGTTGTATAGATATTGACTCTTACGCAGAGTTTGATCACAAGAAATTAATTAATCAAATAGGAAATTTAAAACTACCACTGTTAGTATGTAGATCTAAATCTGGTGGTGCACATGTATTTTTATTTATAAAAGAATATGTGTCTGCAAGTTTAATGCAAGACAAGTTAAATGAAATCAGATCTGTATTAGGTTATGGTGGATCAGAAGTATTTCCAAAACAAAGAGAATTAAAATCCAAAGATGATACAGGAAATTTTTTAAATTTACCATATTTTTCTGCAAGTAAAACTGTAAGATATGCCTTTGATGGTGATGGTAATTCTGTTAGTCTGGAATATTTTTATGAATTATATGACACTGTAAAAATTACAGCGCAAGAACTAGAAAGTTTAGAAATAGTTAGACCACAAACTCCATACTCTGATGGACCACCATGTATTGAATTGATGGCACAAAATAAAATAGGAGAAGGTGGTAGAAATAATGCGTTGTTTCACTATGGTGTATATGCAAAACAAAAATGGCCAGAAAATTGGAAATCTAAATTAGTTGTATTTAATGAAACTGCAATGCAACAACCATTGTCTGATAAAGAAGTAGAAATAATTACAACACAACATGACAAAAAAGATTGGGGTTACAAATGTAATGATCAACCAATGTGTAGTTTGTGTGATAAAAAATTATGTAGATCAAGAAAGTTTGGTATTGGACAAGAGATAGTGTTTCCAAATTTAACTGATCTTCAAGTTGTTAACCTAGAGGAACCATACTATTACATGAACGTAGATGGTGATAGATTGTATTTAGATTCAGCAAAGCATTTAACTAATCAAAGTTTATTTCAAGAAGAGTGTGTAAAACAATTAAGATTAAATCCAAAAACTTTAAAAATAGATGACTGGAAAAAAATTACAAACATACTTTTGAAGAATGCAGAAATAACTGAACCTGCAGAAGGCACTGGTACAAAAGATATATTAAAAAATTATTTAGAAGATTATTGTGTGAATAGAATACAGAAAGATGATTTTGAAGATTTAAAAAATGGTGGAACGTATACAAAAGAAGGCTATCATCACTTTGTATTTGATAATTTCTTTCACAATTATTTATCTAGAAAACATTGGAAGGTACCATATCAAAGAACATCGCAAATGTTAAAAGACGATCTTCACTGTTCTACAAAACGTGTAGGTAAACATAAACTGTCTGTATTTGTCGTAGCTAGATTTGATAAAAAAGATGAAACATATAAACCAAAAACATTTAAAAAGGATAATTATTAATGAGAACAGTTATCTATGGTCCACCAGGTACAGGTAAAACTTATACATTATTAAAGCACATAGAAGATTTTTTAACTAAAACTGACTCAGATAGAATAGGTTATTTTACATTTAGTAAGAACGCTGCAGAAGAAGGTAAACAAAGAGCAGCAGATAAATTTAAATTAGGGTTTGATGATCTTCCATACTTTCAAACACTACATTCTTTTTGTTTCAATCAACTCGGTTTAAGTAAAGATCAAGTTATGAAAGAAAAACATTACAAAGATTTAGGTGAAAAAATGGGTATAGAAATAGAGGGCACGCAACAAGATGATGATCACGACAGTATATTTTATTCAAAGAATCCATACATACAGTTAATAAACATAGCACGATCAAAAGAAATAGATCCTGTAAGATATTATCATCTTACAGAAAACCCAAAGATATCTTTAAACAAACTAGAAATTATATCCGATGAGTTAGAGAGATATAAAGAACAAAATGGTTTAATTGATTTTCCTGACATGATAGAAAAATTTTTAGAACAAGGAACACCACCACAACTGCGTGTCATGTTTGTTGATGAAGCACAAGATTTGAGTTTAATACAATGGAAATTAGTTAGAAAGATCGAAGAGCAATCTATAGATTCTTTTGTTGCTGGTGATGACGATCAGGGTATATACAAATGGAATGGTGCACACGTAAATACTTTTATAAATTTAGAAGGCACAAGAAAAGTTTTAGAACAATCAAGAAGGGTACCAAGACAACCATTTTTATTAGCAAATAAAATTATTAACAAAGTAAAAAACAGAGTAGAAAAAAGTTATTTACCAAAGGATGAGGAAGGATATGTAGAACGTTGTCCACATTTATCACAAGTAGATTTTAGTTATGGTAAGTGGCTAATCCTTACAACAGCAAACTATATGTTAAATGGTGTTGGTGAAATTTTAGATGAAAAAGGTTTGTATTGGCAAAGAAGAAACTCATCACCAAGAGTAAAAAACATTTACGAAGTGATAGAAAAATGGGATCAACTACGTGCAGGAGTGCCAACACACTACAACGATCTTAAAAAAATAAAAGCAAAGATGAATAAAACTTGGGACAAGAAATTGTTTAAAGATTTAGCTAAAGATCAATTCTATGACATAGATACATTGAAAGATAAGTTTGGACTAAACACAGAGTCTGAATGGTATGAAGCATTAGATGAGTTAGGTGATAGAGATGTAAAAAAAATATTAAAATTAATAGAGTCAGGAGAAGATCTAACAAAAAATCCAAGAATTAAAATATCTACAATACATGGAGTCAAAGGTAATGAACGAGAGAATGTAGTAGTTACAACAGAATTATCTGGAGCGGCTTTTGAAGAGTATCAAAAGAATCCTGATGATACACATAGATTGTTTTATGTTGCATGCACAAGGACAGAAAACAATTTATATATTATAGAACCACAAACAAAGAAAGCTTATGACATCTAAAGATATATTTAAAGATGCGTTTCCTCAAGATAAACAAATTGGAGGATCTCATTACAAGACCTTTGTCATACAGCCATACGAGTTTATTTCTAAAAATGATCTTTCGTTCTTTCAAGGAAACGTTGTGAAATATGTTTGTAGATATTTAAACAAGAATGGTGTAGAAGACTTAGAGAAAATAAAACACTATTGTGATTTAGAAATAAAAAAATTGAAAGACACAAAGAAAAAATAATGGAGGAGTATATTGATATTGGTCTTATTACTTTTATTGTAATAGCCACTATCTTAATAAACATATGAGTGATAATTATCAAAGCTTCTTAGAAGCAGCTAAAAAAGTAGAAGACAGTTTTGCTAAAAACTTAACTGATGTTGTAAAGTCAACAAAACAACAAGACATGTATGAACACTGGGACATGGTAGGAAAACTAAAAGGTGAAACTTTTAAGTTTGAAGTTAAAGGTCAAAAGAGATTTAACAGGAAAGACCCAGAACCTCAAGACGAGATGGCGTGCATAGAATACGTAAACGTCAATGGTTATCCTGGTTGGGTACGAGGAGAAGCAGATTATATTGTGCTTCAAAGAAAAGTCTATGATTGGCTAGTAGTTAATCGTAAAGAATTATGGGACATGGTACACGAAAAACTAAAAGAAAGAAATTTTTCAAAATCAAATAGAGAATGGTTTGAGCCAAAAGAACCATACGCTACCTACGACAGATCTTATTTTGGAAAAAAAGATAAGTTTTGTTGGGTGCCTTTTGAAGACATAGAAAAACTAAAAGATATAAAAAAAATAAATAATGAAAACGATATACAAACCACAAACTGAATGGGTTCCACCAGAATCTTTTCCTGATCTATCAAAGTATGATGAGATCGCAATTGACCTGGAGACAAAAGACCCTGATCTAAAAAATACAGGATCGGGTTCTGTTACAGGTAAAGGACACATTGTTGGTATAGCTGTTGCTGTGCAGGATTGGTCTGGATATTATCCTATCAGACACGAAGGTGGTGGTAACATGGACCACGGAGCAGTCACAAGATGGCTACAAAATGTACTAAAAACACCTGCAATTAAGATATTTCACAATGCAATGTACGATGTGTGTTTTTTAAGGGCTGAAAGGTTCGAAATACAGGGTCGTATAGTAGATACCATGATTGCTGGCTCTCTCGTGGACGAGAATCGCTATCGATACGATTTAGGTAGTTTGGGTCGGGATTACGTCGGAATCGGCAAAAA